AGTATGTTTCTTTGTCGACAGTGATGTTTTTGTACTTGCTAAAGTCAGTCATCTTATATAACCTTTCTGTTATTATATTTGTTTCCTATTTATATAGGACATTAACTCAAAATATACAAGAGGTCAAATGAAATTTTTATTAGTTATGAAAGTATGTTCTGTTTTAGACGGAACCTGCTTACCTGAAAAAGAGGTAAGTTATCATGATACGTGGTTTGAATGTGCAAGAACTGGCACAGTTGAAACATTAGTTTTAATGGATTCTATCGGTAAAGATTTAATAAATAAAAATAAACTGTATATAACCTATGGTTGTAGGCATTATAAAGAAGCTTAGACTCCACCCTTACCATCGCATATGTAGCCAATAACTCTCTTTTTATCATACATGTAGTAGTAATGATTAGACATAAAAGTTTTTTTTCGTTTCTCAGTTTGCACAACATTGGTTGTCCACCACGTATTACAGCTATCTTGTACTTCAAAACTTTCTAATTTTATATCGCCCCCGAATGTAAGATACATCAGGGTGATCATTATGGGTTTCACTAATGCCCCTGACCTACATACTTCTTACGTCTTCTAGCTTTTGGTCCTACTTTTTTGGATAGTCTACCTTTACGTTTTTTAGGTGTCTTTTTATGGTAGTTAGATACACCATATAAATTTCCTTTTTTCTTAGCCATCTTTTTCGTCTATTTCTTTTTCTTTTTGAATAAATTCTCTATCTCTTTCATCAAGTTTTAAATACTTAATAGATCCATTTACATATTGTCTAGTCTCTTCACCACACAATGTACATTTGTAAAAATCTGTAACAATAGCTACTAATAAAGTATCTTCATTACAGTGTGGGCATTCACCGTGTACCGTATCTATATATCCAATTTTTATTTGTTTCATGTTGTCCATGGTAAGTATATAACTTTACCTTCTTCTCTTCTAGCTTTTAACCATTGGTTTCTGTTATCTTCTCCAGCATAACTACAATGTATCCATCCGGATGTAGGCTCACCTTCTTTGTAGAACTCAAGAATTCCCTGATCTATATCTAAATTATTTTTTATCCAAATAGCTAAGTCTATATTATCTACGCCAGGTATTTCAAAGTCTGCTGCGGCCGCTCCATCATCTGCAACATGTTGACTGTTGATACTGCTGCCGATTGCAATACATAATTCTGCGCATCTAAATCCTGAGGATATAATAAGTGGTTTGTCAAAATGAGAACGTATTGGTTGAAGCACATTTACTGCTAATGCTTTTATATTTTCTATTTGCTGTGGATTAGGATTATTATTAATACCTTTTCTCTCACTAACCTGTGATTTACAAAGCTCGTCTAAAGTTATGTTCGCCGTTAATTTCATGATTTATAGTTTAAGACTGTAGTATATTATTAAGCCTACTGCAATGGCTGCTACCATAGTATTTATGGGAAAAAAAGGTTCCATTATTCTAATATTAAAGCTTTTATGGATTTAGATCCATCTATATTTAACTCTAATTGAGCCTTAGATTTAATACATTTATAATCTATATTATCACTTACCTGTCTGCTAGCTTCGCGCTTGTGCTTCAAACAAACGGACATCGAGTCCTGAATACGATGTTCCTTGATATCAGGTCCTACAAACATTAAAAGGGCTACGATATGCTCGATCATAATATCGTACCTTTGTTTTTACCTTTAGTAATCATATAACCTTGAGTACCATTTTTACCTATTTCTACTTCTTTTCTTACTTTAAAAAGTTTTATTATTTTTGATTTCTTTTTTATATCTTCTAAATATTTTATAAGTTTTCTAGTGACCCGTGCCATTTGCTCTTACCTTATCTTTTAATGCTTCTACATCAGCTAAAGTTTTTTCTAGTTGTTCTTTTAGAAATTCTATGTTAACTTTGTTAGTCATATTTTGTTCTTGATTCTTAATTAATTTTTCCACATCTTCATACACTGATTCCAACAACATAAATTGTTCCTGGTCTGTTGGTTTTTGTTCACTCTTCTTAAGTAAATCAGCCTGGAATAGTTCTCTTGATGTCTCTAATGATGTTAGTCTTCCAGTAAGTTCTGTGTATGCAAACACACCAGCTACAACACCAGCTATAATCATTGCCATATTACGAATAGGCATACTTACTGATGTATTTTCACTTAGTTTCATTTGTTGGTCCTATAAATTTATCGTTCATTAGTATAACATCAGGATTTTCTTTTTTGTAGTCATTTTTAAGGGAATCCCAATGGCTATTTGCATCGTTAGGTCTATTATCAAGGCCTGAAGGAGCAATACCCCTACATTTATTTACCAATAAAGAAAATTCAGGGTTATGTTTTAGTGTTGGATTAGCATTAACTCGACCACACATCTTCATCAACTCTAATTGTTGTTTAAGTTTTACGTTTTCTTTTTGTGTCTTACAATCTGTGCCTAAATATTTTCTATAAGTAAATCTAACATATTCATCTTCGTGTGTACTATTTTCACTATAGTTATAATCAGTATCACGTCTTTCTGTTGTTACTTCAAAATCCCCACATCTGGCACCATACTCATTAAGATACTCATTTTTACTGTGTGCAGGTCCACCAAACAAAGCTAGTAGTGTTATCATTATAAATAAAATTATTGTAAATCTGTAATCCATCCTTTGAATCTCCATACATTACCTATTTAAATCCTTAATATCATAACTGTGTTCTCTAACTTGATCTGCTAGTTGTCTATATAAATTCTCTGCCATCTGCCAAGTAGATTCAGCAGAAGTTAATCTTGTATTTTGATCTGTAAGTTTTTCTTGTGCAACTTTTAAATCTCTTTGAAGATTTACTATTTGAGTTTGATTGTCGTTGATTGTGTCTGTTAGATTAACAATGTATCTAACACCAGTGAACGTTCCAACTAATACAGAAGCTATTACGGGTACTAATATAAAATTCTTTTTGAATAGTTCTGCAATGTTCATAATTTAACGTCCTCATTTTTTCTCCTCAATCTCATAAAAGAAATTGTCGGTGTCTTCAGTCTTCCACTTACCTGTATCTTCTACGTTCCATTCATTTGTTTGTACCTTCCAATCAGGAATATTATCTTTCACTGTGAAAGAAGGTAAGTCCCAAATACATCTGTTGTTAGGTTGTGCTGCATAGTTCCCATCGTCAAGGGCTATGATATGTGCGCACTTATGTTCGTGCGGTATTTCCGAATGATCGGTATCTAGTATATTACCATCTGGGTGTGCCCAGTCAACTGTAAATAGGTAGCTACCGTGATGCCACTTTTTATCTTTACCAATATATTTGCCTGAAGCTGCGCTTAAGATATTCCAAGAAGTAATAGTAGGAAAATAACTAAAAGAATTCCATAACTCCAACTCATCAAGTCTACGTTTAGGTACATCTTCGATTTTAAATCCTCTTTGAATAAATGCTGATATTGGGAGACGATAAAAGACTGCACCGTTTTCCATAATGCAATGAAATAAGATTGCACGTCCTCCCATAGAGGTAATGCCAAAGACAATACAGTCTTCAACTTCTCCGTGATGTTTTTTAAGATCATATAAATACTCCTTTCGTATTTGTGCGTAGGTTGCTGGAATGTTTGCGTTTAAATAAGCCATTATTTTATTTCACCCCAATTACTACCTTTTTCATAATCTACTTTGTTTGGAACTTTAAGTTCCACAGCAGATTCCATTATCTCAATAATTTGTTCTGCCCTTGCATCTGATTCAACCGATATATCTACTTCATCGTGAATTTGAATGTGTGGTATTATACCATTTTCATATAAAGCTACCATACTTTTTTTAGTCATATCAGCTGCACTTCCTTGTATTAATTTGTTTAATGCCTTGTAAGTAAAGGCACGTTTTAATGGCTCATCATATTCTTTTCTAGCCATCTCTAGTGGTAGTGGTTTAAATATACCAAATTGAGTTGGTTGCCAAAGATCAAAATGACACGCTCTACCAAGTAAAGTTCTAATTTTACCACGATCATTTGCTTTACGAGATACATTTTCCATCAGTTGTTTTACAAATGGAGCTTTAGTGTGATATTGTTTAATTAGTTTCTCTGCAGAATCTTTCATTAAACCTAGTTCAGCCATCAATTTATTTTTACCCATACCATACATTAAACCTAAATTAATAGTTTTGGCTTGCTTACGTTCTATACCTGCCATATCTGCAACAACTTGGTGGAAATCTGCATCCCCTTGATTGTATGCTTCTACAATCTCATCAACACCATCTAAATTTTGTAACTTTGCATAGTGAACTAAAATTCTAGGTTCTTGTTGTGAGTAATCAAATGATCCCCAAACAGTTTTTTCTTCTGGAATAAATATAGATCTAATCATTGGTCCTAACTCTGGGTGTCTAGCTGGAATTTGTTGTAGGTTTGGATTGCTCATACTAAATCTACCAGTAACTGTACCACCTTGGTCAGATCTTATTTGATTTATGTCTGCGTGTATCCTACCATTAACTGAATGTTTAGTTATTGAATCTATAAATGTAGTATGTGCTTTGTTTATCTCTCTTGCATCTGCAATTAATTTTGGTAATTCGTGTGGGTGATTTTGTAAAAAGTTTTTTGTAAAACTTGGTTCTTTACTTTTTTCTGTTCTATCATACGGAAGTTTTAGTTTATCAAATGCTTTTGCAATAGATCTAGCTGCGTGTATTTCTACAGCAACTCCAGTTAAACTTTTAATTCTACTGACAATTTTAGATTCACGTTGCATAAGATTTTTCTTAATCTTAGCTGCTTTTTCTAGATCAACTCTTACACCTTTAAATCTCATATCTACAAGACAAGGAAATAATTTAGTTTCTAAATTAAATACATCCCAAAGTTCTTCTTTATATAATTCTGTTTCTAATCTTTGCCAAAGTTTAAGTGTAGATTCTGCATCTCGTTCTGCATATTGTCCTACAAATAATGCAGGTAGTCTCCACATATCTTTCTTAGGATTTAAACCATATTCTTTTGCAGCTGCATTTAAAATACTTTCGTCTTTACCAATACCAACATATTGTTTTGCTAAAGGATTTAATGCATAAGATAATCTATTTTCATCAATCAATGATGCTGCTATCATAGTGTCAACGATTTTACCTTTGACTATTACTCCTGCTGATCTTAACCAACAAATATCATACATTGCATTGTGAAATATAAAGGTAGTATCTACTTGACTACAAATATCTTTAATCCAATTTAACACTAGATTTTTGTCCATATTACCACCTGATTCGTGATGTATCGGAAAATAGCCTGACCACCCCTCTACGGCCACCGCAACGCCAGCAATGTGGCCTCTACCGGTTACATTACCTGACCCTAAAGTAGTTAAATGTGGATCATTAGTCTCTAAATCTATAGCTATTTCTTTTGCACCTTTTAAATCTTTTAGTTCTTCTGGCATTACCCACTCTGTTTCAGGGGTAAATAATGGTATTTGGGTACTTCTCATTCGTAATCCCTTTCGATTATCATATCAATATAGTGCTTAGCTTTAAGAAGGTCTTCTTTCCCACCCTTATTTTTCGCTCTCACTATGTATTTTATAGCGTTGCCTTCTGCAAAAAGCAACTTGTTTTTATTTATAAACTCTGCCGGTTGAATGACATAGTCTCGATAGTGATTTCCACCGATCTGTTTTTTTAATGACTTCATAATATATAAGCCCTATCAAAGTTCTTTGGATCTAAGACGTGTAATTCACGCTTCGCTCTCGTCGCTCCAGTGTAGAATAGTCTATGTAATTCATCAGGATCATTACTAAATGTTTCAAGAGCTGCGTTGGTTAAATCTTGCATCAATAAAACTTTGTCAGCTTCTCCTCCTTTCGCTCCGTGTATAGTTGACATTTTTATACGAGGATTTTTATTTAGTGTTTCTCCATTCGCCCTCATATTACGAATGTAATTTTCTGTAATAGTATCTAGTCCTTCAAAAGATTCGAACCATACTTTATCTGTTATCAGTCCGTGTTTTTCTTGGCATTCTTTTAATGTATATTTATCATCAGAGTGTAATGTTTTACCTTTTCTAAATCCTTCTAATACATTTGACCCAACATATTCATAAATGTTTTTAATTTCTAAATGATTTAACATCTCTCCCTTTCTCCAAGATTCCCAATTGTTTAGTGCTAACAATAATTTAAGAGGTATAGAGTTTCGTCCTTTGTATTGATAATACCAACCTTGAAGTTCACATAGATCTTTTACATCATCTAAAAAATAATTAGCCGAAGATAGAACCAACCAATTACCTTTAGACATATCTACTTGTGTAATGTCAGAATATCTTTTTAAGATCCCTTCATCATCTCTAGGTTTATATTGTTTATCAAATCTATTTTGAACTTTACTTATTATATGTTGTGATAGTTCGTGTATAGGTCCACCCGGTATACGATAGGATTGTTCTAATGTTTTAATATCATCTACTTCTTCTTTGAGTGCTATAAAATGATCTACATCTGCGCCAGCCCATTTAAAGATAGCTTGATCATCATCTCCTGCGATGTAAGTTTTGTTGGCATTTGCCCAAAGTTTTCTAACCATATCCCACTGTATTAAAGATAAATCTTGTGCCTCATCTATAAATAATACTTCAAACTTAGGGTTAATATCTTTGGCTATAAAATCTTCCAATAAATCATTGAAGTCTTTCAAACCTTTTTCTTTTTTAAATCTTTGTAATTCTTCTTTTAATAAAAATAATGTACTTCTTTCTATGTCTAATATATTTTTTCTTGAATCATAGTATTCTAATAGATCTATTCTCTTTACAGCTGCAGTATTTATAATTGTAAGGTATTCATTATCTGAATTAAATGTACCGTCGTCTGCAGAATAAGAAGCTGTTTTAATTGGAATGCCACATTTTTGACCAAATTCTTTATAGTCTTCTGACTTCATCATTTTTTCTTTTGTCATTCCTAATTGTCTGAATGCATAAGAATGCAAAGTTCTAAAATTATCTAGATCATTATCTATGTCTAATGCAAATTTTTCAGCAGCTCTTGTTGCAGCTTCAGTAGCTGCTTTTCTAGTAAAAGAAAAGTATCCTATTTGTTTAGGTCTAATCCCCTTTTGTATAAATTCGTCCACTAAGTTTAATAACGTTGTTGTCTTTCCCGTTCCCGGTGGTCCTA